ATATCCATTGGGTTCATACCTTGAACTTCTTCTTCTGGGCCGGCCATACCACCAGCGGCTCTAATAATCTCTGCTTGACGGAATGCTTCACGTTCATCATTAATAAGTTTTTCCCCATCTAAGTCCATAGCTTGTGCTAACTCGCGTAATACAACAGGGAATTTAACAAACGATGCTAAGTTAGGATTACTTGCAACTTGAAGTAGTTGTAAAAGACGCTGACTACGTACTTCATTCTTCATTAAGCTTTCCGTACCACGGGCTTTAATTTCTAAGTCGCCACGGATATCAGGGTCAAAATCAAACTGCATATTAAAAGCATAAAAGGCTTCACCCAAAGGTTGTAACAAGTAGTCGTCAATATTTTTAACGACACCTTTAATACTAATTTGAGCTGCACCCATAAGCATTGAGATACCTGCAGCTGTACGACCTGTACCCTGAACACCTGTTTGACCATGTGAATAGGAGGGTATTCCGGTAGCATCATCGGCAAGTTGTCGTGCTTTATCAAACATCATCATGTTTTCTTGAGATACATTAGGATATTTGGTACCAAATAGAGACTGACCCGGTGCCCCGCCTTGGCGACGGAATACTTTGCCCGGATACAATTCTAAGTCTTGGCCCGGAACAAGATTAGTTTCATCAATCTCAAAGATAAGATTACCAGATAAAACAGCGTTATCGACAGCCATACGCATGAAGCCATTCATAAGCGCTTGTGTGTCAGTCATGTTTTCTGCTAGACCCACACCAAAGAATGAATAAGGATTTAATTCATACGGTGCAGCAAAATACGGAATACGTTTTGGTGTGAACGGGTTAATAACCAAACGAATAATTTGATTATGGCAAACCCAGCAGTTTACTTGTAGTGTATCTAAATCTTCAAGTTCAGTTGGAATTTCAAGTCCAGCTTCTTCAGCAGAATCTTTATCAATATTTCCCCAAAATTCAAGAATTTCAAATCGTTCTACGTCATAAGAATTTCGGTAATCCTCAAGGTCAGCTTCCCACCATTTACGTACATAATTAGTTCCCATACTAACTGCTGTATCAATAGCATCATGGCGGAAGTATGGACGCTTTTTAAGATTGCGCAATTCAGAAAAACTTAGACGATGGCGCTGAATAACAAATTCGCACTCATCCATGTTTTTTGCATCTGAATCTGGATACAAGTTCCACAAAGAAACATTCTCTACTTTAGGGACTGTTTTAATAATTGGTGAGTAGTTTCCTTCCTCATCCCAATTAGGGTATTCTTTATCGTAAGCAAACGGCCCTTTTAGAACACCTGTCCCAAACAAAGCCATTTCAAACGCGGTATGACGCAGATGCTTAGAAGCACTTGACTCTTCTAGCTGGTCAAGCATTTTCTTTTCCATACGTTTTGCAGCAGTTTCTGCTGGGTGGTACGTTTGTGATGTTGGCGTTTTGCCGATGCCCGGACGAAGTTTATCGCCCAGCTCACCCAGTTCTTCAGAAAATACACCAAGATTTAAATCATCAAGCATCTGGCTTGTGGCACCAGGTGGAAGTTCTGCCCCATCGCCCGGAAAACCGTACTTGCTTTGTAACTCATCTAAAGCATTTGCATCATCTTTAGGGTCAAAATGGACAGCATCTTCTACACCTTCTGGAATTAATGTAGAATCAACACCTAAAGGAAATCGTTGTCCAGCAAACAAAACATCAATAATTTGACCGTATGCAGCTAAAACTTTAGTTTTAGTAATTTTAATAAAAACTTTTGATTTTTCTGTAGAAGTAAATTGTGTTTCATTACCATACAGACCACGATATTGCCGATAAGCATTCAACCAGCGTTCTTCTTCTTCTAATCTGGAGGATTCAACGCTTTCAAATTTACTTGCAATGTATCCAGCTAAAGCTTCTGAACCAGTTTCAGGCTCAAATACCATTGCTTCAATATGTTCTTCATCAGCCATAATTAATATCCAAATGTTGCATCAGCGGGTTGCCATCTTTGATTTGGGGGGCCACCGGAAAAATCAAAGACAGAACGCGACTTTGGACGTGTCATGATACCATACCGTAACGCGTCATATAGATGGTCTTCTACTTTAGTGTTTACATCTTCTGGATTTGTCTTATCCATTGGAAGTGTAGGCAGTTGGGCAATTAGGTTAGTGCAATTGTTCATTATCTCAATGCCAGCTCTGCCACTTTCTTCATCAACCTGTAGGCGCCGGTGCAGTTCGTTCTTACCTGCTACACGGCTACCCCTACTTCTGTCAGATGGGCGCCACCTACACCCTTCGACAATCATTTGTTCCGCGAGGGATGGTCCTGTGTCACCACGCTTATGCCAAAGTGATGAATCAAGTACGCCGTAATGTATTGATTCCCCTGCCTCAACTTCTAGAACCATATGTGCCAGTTCTTTAGCCGGTACCTTGCTTACATATAATTCCCTGTAAACAATTAAAGTTTCATTGGTTGGGTCTACAGCGAACCAAAGAACTCCAGATGCAGAAGCATAACCATAATCACACGCTCTAAACTTGCGCCACGAGTTTGGTATTTCAAACGGGTCAATAACATGTACCCGCCTATCAAATTCAGAAAATGCCGCACCTTCGGCAATATCCCAAGAACCTTCTAGTAACTGCTTACGCTGTACTTCTGGCAGTGAGAGCAGCATGGCTTCATAATCACCTGCTTCATACAAATATGGGTTATCCAACAATTTAGCTGGCACAAAACGCCTGCTAAAAAGAGGCTGACCCGCCTTAGAATGCCTACTTGGGTAGGTGAGGGTTTCACCGGTGGTGATATCCGTCGCCCAAAAGGGTCTTCCAGGGGTGGACGGGTCGATGAACATTTTCTTAACCCAAACATGTCCAGGTCCGCCAGGGTTTGTTGTCGCTCGCATGAAGACTGGGAGCGAAGGGTCTGCTGTTCTAAGACGCGAGCGTAAATAATCCCAAGCATAAGGTGTAGCATACTGTGTTAATTCATCTATACCAATATATGTAAACGCCTGACCTTGGTAACGTAGAACGTCTTTATCTTGTTCTAGATAGGTCATCCATATTCTGGCACCGGATGGAAAAACCCACTGGCTTTTCTTTTCCATCCACTTCGCACCCGGATAAGCATTCGGGTACATTTCTTGACTTTTATGTATCAATTCACGCAATTCATCATTTGTTCTACGTAGAATTAGCGCATTAAAGTTTTTGTTGTTGCAATAACGCAACGGGTCTATAATCAAAGCGTAAGACTTGCCGCCTCCGGCTGCGCCGCCATATAAGACTTCGCGCTCAGGTGCCGCAAGAAAATCCGTTTGTGGGCCAGGATTCGGCTCAAACAGAATTTTTTCTTCAGGTTCTTCATTAAACCGGTCAAACCCAGAAGTTCCCATAACTTGGATTTCTGGTTCTGGATTTTCAAGGCGCTCAAGCTTTTGTATTTTTTTCTGCGCCATATTAAGTTGCATACGTGCAGAACGTTTTTGTTTAGCTAAGCGAGCCTGTTCTTTTTCCTCTTTAGTTTGAGGTGTTGATGTTGCCTTCGTTTTGGGCCTTGGCGGCACGGCGTTTTTGTTCAGCATACTTCCGTCTGTCTGATTTATCTGTCTTTACACGTTTCCACAGACCCATAGGGGTTATAGAGCGCCCTGTGTACTCTGTAAGCCATCTTGCTACTTCTGGGTAGGATGATGCCTTCAAGTAGTCTAGACCCTGCTCCAGCGCCTCTAATTGCTCGTTAATGGGCTCTAGGAGCTGGGGGTCATGCTCTGACCTTTTGTAGCCCCAAGGTACTCTAGGGCCATTAGTTCTTTCATATCGTTCAGTTGGGTTCAATTTCTGAGCTAGTGTCATCATCTTTTGCCGGTAAAATAAATACCCCAATTGGTTTATCTGAAGAAACGTTTAGTTTTTCTACTTTAGAAAGGCCAACCCTATCCAACACTTGTTGGGAAGCGGCTAGTCTTTCTCTATTGCCTACAGCTGAGGGGTCATCAATAACGCCAACCATTGATAAAACGGCTTTAGGAGCGTTAGCTGCCATCTCTAATTCAGCACGTTCTATAATTTCAGAACGTAATGACTGTATTATAGCATACGGATTAGTGCTTGTCGAGTACCCAGCTAAACGCATAGCTTTAGCATAACTACCTTTAGCTTCTCCAAATAATGCATCTAAAAAGTTATTTTGTAATTCTGTAAGTTGTTTAGGCACGTGGGTTCACCTTTTTTCCTGATTTAGTTCGCGCAAAGGAACGATTTGCGCTACGAGATTTAACAGCTAGTCTTTTGTTATTCATGGGATTACCTGTGGTATGATGTACATCTTTTCCATCACCTTTAGTAACCTTGCCCTTTTTAGCCATAATAGCCCTAGCCGCATTACGAGATGCCCGTCTTTTCTTTTGTTTAGGCTTTGCATGGTATTTATCATACTCAGCTCTGTAATTACGCTTGGTCATCCGTTGCCCTCTGTTGAATTATTTAGGTAAAATAGCAATTGCTAAAAATAAAAGACCTATGGCAGCTCCCATCACAGCACCAACTAAAGCAGTCATCTTTACATTTTCCATCATTTCATCGTGTGCTCGTTGGGCTTCTCTTCTAGCTTTAGCCGCTGCTTCCCGAGCTTCTTGTATACGCTTCTGTCTTTCAACTAAGATGCCCTTCCACGTACCATGCCCAAACCGCATATCTACCATAGTGGCTACTTCTTGTAACTTTTCTGCTGCTATCTTAGAATCAATAACATCCCGTGCTACACTATTTACGCCAAACTGGTCTGTTATACCTACACCAGCTTTTTTAGCACGTTCTTGTTGTACTTGTTTTTCACCAGCAAATAGATTATCTATATGGCCAGCTATATCACTTATATCGTTAGCCGTACCAATTGCAGATTTAATGCCGTCTACAGCACTTTTTACCAATGCTATTCCTGCTAGAGTTTCGGCAATCATGGCTAGGGGTTCCTACTTGGGTTCAGGTCTACATACTGCAGTTATTTTTACTTTTTTACCATCCCCTGCTGGAACAGATTGTTGTCGAGACAATCCTTTAGCAAAGTAAAGGCATCTATCCATATCATTAAATTTTTGTGTGCTATCTATTAAATTTGAGCCTAAGTACACGTACAGTACAAATACAATCATTTAATTTTTACGTGCCGGATTATAATATTCTTTGCATGAAATAGTAACACCTATACTGCCACCACCGTTAAATACAACAATCTTGTCGCCGGCGTGAAGGTGTAGGCGGTTTGCTCCAATTACATCGTGTGTATCATTACCAGCTATAGATTTATTATTTACGATGGTGTAATACGTAGCATCTTCTTTGTGGTACCACTGAATTGATACATTGCTGGTAGAGGCTGCACCATTACTGATGTGCAGGAACTCCACAGTAGCATCGTGAAAATTAGGAACAGTGTACAAAATATTAGCACTAGCACCGCCAGCTGTTGCTGTTACAGCCACACTTTCGGTTGCTGTATCAAATGAAATGGGTTGTACCATTACTGATTCCAGTCTAACACATCCCTGTGCTTTTTCCAGAACCAGTTACCAATACGAGTAATCGGCTTGCCAATATTAAGCAAAACCATTGCAAAGTAATAAAGAATTTTCTTCCTCATTTCTTTTTAGCCATCCCACCGCGCATCATTTTCTTTGCTGCTACGCCGCCACGCATCATTTTCTTAGATGCCATTTTAGCCATGCCACCGCCGCGCATTTTTTTAGTTGCGACACCGCCGCGCATCATTTTCTTAGATGCCATTTTAGTTTTGCCCTTCATTGCGTAATTTCCTTCTCTCTATTACTAATGATTCATACACATCCGTAGGGAAGTGTTTATAATACCCAGACTTCTCCAGACTCAATGCTGCATCGTCTAAGGTAGATAGCCTTTGTACAAATACCATGCAGTAGATAAGGCTATTGTCTACTACACCATCCTCAAGTAAAAAATTTAAACCGGCCTTTTCAGCATCGTAATCAGGGTGGAACACCATTAGGTGCATATCCTTGCCTGCAATAGATAAGGCTTCGTTTACGCCATCACACCACCCATCTAGGTAGTGCATATCCGGTAAATACTCGCTAGCCCATACAACTATATCATAGTCATGTTGGTCAAAGTCTGAAACTTCTTTAGCTAATCCGTCTATTCCGGTATTTATGCTAAATGTAACTTTATTATCTAGCCATGCTTGCTTTGCGTAGGGGCACGGTGGTAGTCCATTAAGTTTCTCATTAGGTATTTCAAGAAATTCATGTGACCACTTTCGTATATCAGCTTCTACTCTGTGCATTAACCTTGCTTTATGTTATTGTACGCTTCTGGACTTGCAGCCTTTAGTGCTTTTAGGCCAGGATTATCTTGAACCATGCCACCTGCAGCATACATATGTACTTTTCCACCTGAAGTACCTCCAGAAACCATAGCAGTTTTATTTTTAGGTTTTTTCATTTTGGTAACGCCTTTTTTATTCTTTAGGTCACGTTCAGCTCTACCGCTTTTAATATATTCGGCTAAAGACATAGTATCTGAAGCTTTACCATCAAAAAAATTTTCTTTTATCTGCTGTTCTTTTGTTTTAGCCATGTCTATTTTCCTTTACCAACAGTAGGCAACTCCATAATATGGGGTGTTTTAAGGTTAGTGCCGCCGCTTCGTTTAGAAGTCTTTTTCATACCTTGTGATTCTAGGTATTCTTGGAAAGTTTTTCCTTGTAGCATCTTAGGTAATTTAACACCAGCAGCCTCAGCGCGTTTAGCGTATTTAAAAAGCGTGGAATCAATAGCCTTGTTTCCTGTAATTTTAGGGGCTATATATTTTTCATAATAGTCTTTATGATAAGAAGCTGGGGCAGATGCAGGATACGGTTTAGGCAATCCTTCAGGTTGCTTATCTGGTTCTTTTTCCCGCTTGGTAGAAATTACAGACATATCGACTGATTGGTATCCGCTATTTTTACTAGACATTTGAAAATTTTCCTTCTTCCATAGCTTTAGATAATTTAATCGCACGTGTGCCAACTTGTGTAGCCCAACGTGAATCCAGCATTTCTATAGCTGCGGTATTGTAATCACTGGCATAAATAGCCGCCCACATCTTTTTAAATTTGCAAAGACGGGGTACACCCATGTTAAATGCCATATCCATTACAACTAACTGTCGTACAGCATCCAAGTCTTCTACACAGCTATGGGCTCGGCATAGTTCTTCTTCTACAATCTCAATATCATTAGTAGCCAAATATACTG